ACCTGTTAGAGGAGAATGTGAGGCAGTTTGGCGCACTTACAACCTCGGTCGAGAAGTTAGCCTCGAACATGGAAAGCATGGTAAAAGAACAGGAAAAGCAGGGAAAACGCCTCGAAGTCCTTGAGGGACGAGACGGCGAAATGTGGCGCAAAGTCGTAGGGTATATTGTAACAGCAGTTATCGGCATTATCATCGGCTTTGTTTTCACGCAGCTTGGAATGTAGGAGGAAAGGCATGAAAGATGAAAAGAACGCCTCACCAAAGAAGTCCTCCCAAAAGAAAAGCCCCGGCACGATGAATATTATTCTCGTAATAGTCGGAATTTGCCTTTTGGCGTTCACGATTTCGATGATACAGCTATTCCGGGAGTATGGAGCAGTCCCGGACACGCTTATCACTTGCGTTTTTGCGGCACTTGGAGGCGAGTGCGGAATAATGGGCTGGATAAAGACCACCAAAGACCGCAACAGGGAGCGTACATGGGAGGTAGAGGACAGGCAGGAAGCCAAAACGGAGGCGGTCAGCGAGGAGCAGCCGCCGAATGATTTGTAAGGAGGTATTTTATGGGACTTACAGGCAGCACGAACGAGGAAAAGATATGGAATTACCTCGTCGGAAAAGGATTGAGCAAGCACGGCGCAGCAGGGCTAATGGGAAACCTTTACGCTGAGAGCGCACTCAATCCGCAGAATTTACAAAACAGCTACGAGAGCAAGCTCGGCTACACCGACAGCAGCTATACAGCAGCAGTAGACAGCGGCTCTTATAGCAATTTCACCAAAGACAGCGCAGGCTACGGCCTCGCTCAATGGACGTATTGGAGCAGAAAACAGAATATGCTTGAGTTTGCACGAGCCGCAGGCAAGTCTATCGGAGACTTGGAAATGCAGCTCGATTTTTTGTTTAAGGAGTTGAGCGAGAGCTACAAGAGCGTTTTGGCAGTCCTTAAAGCGGCAGCGACCGTAAAGGCAGCCAGCGACAGTGTATTGCTCAATTACGAACGCCCGGCAGACCAGAGCGACACAGTAAAAACAAAGAGGGCCAGCTACGGTCAGACCTACTACGATAAGTACGCAGGAACAACCACGACGCAGGCCGGAAATGGAGGCACTACTATGACAGAATTACAGGTAAGACAGAAGTATGTAAACCTTGCTATCAGCTATCTTGGCTGCAAAGAGAGCGACGGCAGCCACAAGAAAATCATCGACTTATACAACAGCCATAAGCCACTCGCAAGAGGCTACGCAGTACAGTACACCGACGCTTGGTGCGCTACCTACGTTTCTGCAATGGCAATCGGAGCAGGATTAACCGATATTATCCCGTTGGAGTGTGGCTGCGGAAAGTATATTGAGCTTGCAAAGGCGGCAGGCATTTGGGTTGAGAACGACGCTTATGTACCGACGGTTGGTGACATCATTCTCTACGACTGGCAGGATGGAACGAACTACGCCACGACGGACAACACAGGAGAGCCAGACCACATTGGTATTGTCGTATCTGTTAGTGGAAGCACTATCAAGGTTATCGAGGGTAACATCAGCGACAGCGTTGGCTACCGCAGCTTGCAGGTAAATGGCAGATATATCCGTGGCTTTGTTACACCGAAATACAGCAGCAAAGCAACGACCGCCAGCACGACTACGGCGACCACCAGCACCTCCGCTACCAGCAGCGCAGCCGCAAACACAACCTCTGCCAGTCACAAAGTAGGTGAGATTGTTCAGTTCAACGGCAGCAAGCACTACACCAGTGCGGCAGGCAGCAACGGCTCTACCGCAAAAGCAGGCCCGGCAAAAATTACGGCAGTTTCGGCAGGGGCAAAGCACCCGTACCACATTATCCACACCGACAGCACAAGCAATGTTTACGGCTGGGTAGACGCTGCAGACATCAGCAGCGCAGCCAGCAGCTCAAGCTCTACAAAGACCTATACGGTCAAAAAGGGAGATAGCCTCTGGGCGATTGCCGCAAAGCAGCTCGGAAACGGCAGCAGATACAAGGAAATCAAGACGCTCAACGGCCTTACCAGCGACACTATTTACGCCGGACAGGTGTTGAAGCTCCCGAACTAAGGAGGACGAGGCAATGAAAGAAATGCTCACGCAGCTACTTATTGCAGTTATTACCGTTGGTGTGCCAATTATTACGGCATACCTTGTGAAGCTGATTAACAAAGCAGCAGAGAACGCAGCAGCGGACACCGACGACATCAAGGCAAAAAGCTACATTGAGGAGATTGCAAAGGCAATCACGGACGCTGTTTCAGCTACCAGCCAGACGTATGTTGACGCTTTGAAGCAAGCTGGGAAATTCACGAAAGAGGCGCAGGCAGAGGCAGCACAAAAAGCCCTTACAGCTTGCCTTGCTACTATCAGCCCGGCGGCGCAGACGTTTATTGAAAGTGCTTACGGAGATTTGACGGACTACTTATCCACAAAAATTGAAGCAGAAGTACGAAAGCAGAAAATCGAAGCCCCGGCTACACTTGCACTGCCAGTAATGGAAAGCACGACAGATACAACGGCGGTAGCAGCTTCGACCGCAGCAGCCACGGCAGCCTCATATCTGCAGACAGCTATTAACCAGCTTGACGCAGAGGCGAAAGCCACGGAAAATTAACGGGACAGGGCGAAAGCCTTGACGATGATACTATGATTTATGAAAGCCGCCGGGATAAGGCCACCTAAACGGCGAACAGCCCCTCTCATGGAGAAATCTGTGGGAGGGGTTTTATTTTTTTTGCCCAAAAGCAGGCAAAAGTCAACAAATTACATACGAAAAATACAGCATAGTCAACAAAATGCCCCAAAATGGAACAAAACTTTTTAAAATTGGTTGACATTGCCCCAAATAGGGGCTATAATAAAACTACAATCAAGAAAACAAAGAACGAACGACCCGGAACGGGTCAGAATATAAGGAGGAAATAAAGATGGCAGATTTTAGTTTAACAGCTTGCATGGAAAGCGTAACATTTGAGGTAGAGGTACTTCACGAAAACCCTTTCGAACTTCTTGGGAGATACATCGTTAGAGCAGAACAGGATGTTTTCTTTAACAAAACAATGATTGAAGCAGTCAAGCAGTACATTACAGACCACAATATGAAGTGGGATAACAAATAAGGAGGAAACGGACATGGCAGCAACCAAAGAGCAGGAGCGCAAGGCGTTGGAGAAAATCAAAAAAATCGTAGAGGAGCTTGGAGCTGACAGCTACATTGCAATGGCATTCGATGGGTGCTTCGAGATTGCAGAGGATAATATCGGAAACGATTTCGGCTGCAGCATGAAGCAGAGAGCGGAAAAGGCAGAGAAAGACGCTGAACACTTTCAGCAGGCGGCCAACAGCTTCTCCGCAGAGGCAGACAAGCTCCGTGAGGAGAACGAGAAGCTCAAGACAAAGATACTGACTACCGCAGAGGCCGGAGCAATCAAGGCGATACTTCATTACTCAAAACTTGAAGCAGCAAGCGGAGCGGACAGAGCCGCAGAGAGAATTGTGGAGCTTGCAGATACCCCGGATAGCGCAGAGTTCAGACAAGCGGTACAGGATAACAGACAGAGCAAGAAAAGAATGGCAGAATGTGAAACCCTCATTCAGAGACTTCTTGAAACGATGAAATAATTTTACCTTGGAGTGACCCAGAATGGGTCGCTCCTCCACAAAACCACAGGAGGAAAGAGGATATGTTGAAGCAGAAATACGGCTACACCATTTTTGAATTTGACGAAAAGGCAACCTCAAACCCGGTCAAGCAGTTGACAGACAGATTGTTCTTTACGGTACGAGGAAACACGCCGGAGGAGTTGGACGAGGCGGCAGAAAAGAAGCTGCAGCAGTTGAAAGAGGAATGTACGGGAAACACCTTTATCGACGATATTTGCTGGGGCGACCCGGAGAAAGTAGAGGAGGAATGGTAATGAGATATTACAGCACACAACGCCCGGTAATGCCGGGGAGCTATCCGAAAAATGTGGTAGTTGAAATCCACAACTTCGATGATAAGACCTATTGCGACGAGATAGGGAGAGAGGCGTGGGGCTATATCGACTACGAGGGCAAGCTGCCGGAGACGGACGTAAGAGCATACGAGCTGGTAGAGGCAGGAAAGAAAACTTGGTACTGCGTTACAAGCTCTTTTGATGATAAAGGCAGGGTTACAGCAGCAATCACAGCCACAAAGGAAGCGACGCAGCAGCCGGAGAGCGGCTACAAAAGCACGAGCCGAAAAGACATCTACACAGACTGGTACGAAAGCCGTGAGGCAGCACAGGAGGCCGTAGAGGAGGCAAGAAGAACGTAACCAACACCCGGACACGGGAGAAAGCGAGGATATTACAATGACAGATACAGAGAAGAAAATAAGCGCATTATTTGAGGAGCTTGTACCAGCTTCCGGGAAAGCAGACACCGTCGCCGGAGAAATCATCAGAGCGGTATCAAGGATTGGGTACAGGAACTACAACGACGGCGACCATATTGGAGTTGGGTACGGTAGGGAGACTTGCAACCCGGCGGCCCGTTATCTTGCGAACAGAGCAGGAAGCAGAGTTGAGAGGGCTATTTCTGATATGTGGGGTGTTGAGGACGACAGCCGCTACGACAATCTTGTTGCAACGCTCGAAAAAGAGGTGCTTGCGTATTTGGAGTACCACCCGGAGCTGAAAACAACCTCAAACGAGGAGGATATGTGGCAGTTTAGAGACGAGGAGGAGGACGTAGACGACTACGAGGACGACGGCCGGGACGATGAAGAATGTGAGGAGGACGAGGACTATGAATGAGTACAGAGAAATGAAAGAGAGGCAGAGCAAGGAATTTCACACATTCCCGATTATGTTCGCATTTTCTCAAAAGCAGTTTGAGGAGGGCATGAGGCAGCTTGGCCTCACCCCGGCAGACACGGACAAGGTATACAAGACGGTTGGCGGCGGCTTTTACCGTAAAGAGGACAGCCCAAAGCTGAAAGAAATGATGGACAGATTTGACCGGGAACTGCAGGAAGCTATCGCTGCGGATAGCACCGGGGACGGATTTATCTACAAGATGTTTTATGCAGAGCTTGCCGACCATGAATTTGGCTACACAGAGGATTTTGAGGAGACGCTGGACGCACTTGGCTATACATGGGAGCAGATACAGGCAGACAGCCGCCTCAAGCACGGACTTGAGAAAGCGGCGGCAAGATTCACAGAAATGGAGGAATGGTAATGAAAGCACAGGCATTCAGATATTACAGAGGCAGTAGGGATAGCAGAGAGGTTATTGAGATTGACCTCACAAAAGGGGACGGAACTTACATTACAACCTGCGTTGTAAACGTGGATTTGCTTCTCTGCGGTATCAATTCGCATCCCTGCGGAAACGGAGACGACCTCAAGCTCGACCCGGAGACACGCCTCAAGACATTACAATACCTGCAGGAAGAACGCAGAAAGCTCACAGAGGGCGTAGGCGTAAAGGACGTTGACGGCTGGCTTAAAAGTGGCTTGCCGTCGTTCGAGGACTACTGCCAGCCGGGAGACGAGGTGGCAGAGGACATTGTAGACCACTTTGTAAACAGCGTACCACCCTTAACACTGCGTTCAGACTGCACACAGGCTGGAGAAACTTACAGTTGCGAGCCGGGCGAGGACGGGAGGTACAGAAACACCTATACGACGTTCCACCGCATTGACAATGAACGCTGGGTGTTTGACGGTCAATGTTTCAGAGGAGAGAACAAAAACCGGGTAAACCGCCCGTCGAGGGTTGAGGAGCTTATCAGAGAAGCAAGAAAGGAGGCAGACCATGTATAAGAGAAAAACGAGGGACGTATATGCAATCGAGGGTAACTATGGTTGCGGCTGGGAAGAACTTTGCGAGGAGGAAACCCGGAAAGAGGCAAGAGAACAGCTCAAATGCTACAACGAGAACGAGCCACAGTACGAACACCGCATTAGGAAACACCGTGAGAAAATCGAGGAGGCGACGGCATGACGGTTGAAAAACAGGCCGAAAAGATTGCAGCAGCCTGCAAAGAGACAGGATTGGACGGCCATATAAAATGGATAGACAGCAGAAAGCAGGCGAACACATGGGCGGAGAAAATAGCGGAGCGTTTCAGAAATCACAGACAACTCCCGGTGAAGAATAGCTATATGTTTTGCGATACATTGGATATGTGTTTCTTTTACAGTGAGGAGGGACAGCCTATTGTTACATACGCAGGTTACGCCACGCCGGACAGCCCAGACATCAACTGTGGAAAACTTGCGGAGGCTTTTGGAAAAGCGGAACAGGTATTGAACGCAATGAAAAAATTTGCAGAGGAGGAGAAAACATGATTTTTAGAGACGACGCACACGCAGAGCTATTCGCAGAGGCGATAGACAAAGCAGACGCACTCGGAGACGACGACATCATCAGCGGATATTTCGGGGCCAGCCTTTTCATCATCACGGGCGTACCGGGGCTTTACAGCAGAGTTGAGAAGCATATTCACAACGGCTGGATAGATTTCGGCAGCATTCTTGAAATGGGACTTTCGACAGGGGAGAATATTCTCGTTTCGCTTGCAGGGAACTTGTATAACGGCGGCTTCTTTGAGAGATACACGCCGAACGATATTATTGGATATTGCGACGCAGACATGACAGAGCTGGCGGCTAAAGCAATCCTGCTGAGAAAACAGAGGCTCAACGTAAACGAAATTTACGACTGAAATTTCCAAAAAAAATTAAAAAATGGTTGACTTTTGGAACTCAAAAGACTATAATATAATTACAGTCAAGGGAAACCAAGACGAGTAAGGTGGCAGGTGCCGGAAAGGAAAAGGTACATGGACGAAGAAATGAATTTAAGCGAAATGCTTAGAGAACTGGCAGAAGAAAACCAGACGAGGAAAATCCTTGAAATCCTCAATACTTGCAAAGACCTTGAGGAAGCAAAGGAAAAAGTAAAAGCCCTGCTTAATAAATAAGCAGAGCTTCACAGAAGCCAAAGAGGAAGCGGTACTTGCCGCCGCTTCTCTCAATGGTATCTTTATTATATCACAGTTATTGCAAAAAGGCAAGAACACGAAAGAGAGGCGATTTGTTGAAAAAAAGGACTGGCAGACCATTAAAACTTGACACTCCACTTTCGCACGACCTCAAAGTTAGGCTTGACGACAAAACCTATTTTACTCTACTTAGGTACTGTGAAGATTTTGAAACGGACAAAGCCTCTGCGGTAAGGGAGTTTGTTCAGTTAGCCCTATCACAAAGAGGGTATTATGTTGGAGATTTAGGAGGTGAAAACAGATGATTATCACAACGACAGACACACTGCAGAATGCAGAAATTGCACAGTACATCGGCATTGTACACGCCTACG